CTTGCCTTCTGATTGGATCTAAACTCATAAATTCATCTATACCACCTGCCGCATTTAGTGCTTCTTTCATTGAACCTGCTATATCACCTTCATATGCCAATTGTCTAGCTTTTTGTAGGTTAAATTCTCTACCTAACAATACACTAGCTTCCATTTCTTTATCAACTGATGTTTGATAATCTAATAAATGATTTGCAATAGTTGATGCTGTTTTAAGGTTTACACCCAATTTACCTGCTGCTACCGCTGCTGTTCCAATATTTTTACCACTTTCATTTGTAAATTTTGCAACAAATTCACTACTATTAGCAATATCCTCAAATGCTCTAGTTGGCATTATACCATTACTTAGTGCTAATTGTTTTGTAAATGCTAATGTATTTTTACCAACCTCATCACTATTTCCACTCACTTTACCAAATGCAGTTGCTATATATGCCGCCTGATCTCCGGTTAATTTATAGTTTGCTGCTAAAGTTGCTGCATCTAAATTTAATCCAAATGTTGTAGCTCTCGTATCACCTAATGCTGCCTGTAATTCTAATACTGCATCTTTTGAAGTTTCACCAAATATTTTACTAAATGTAAGTGCCTGAAGTTTTAACCCTATCATTTGAGTAACACCTACTCCAATTTCTTTTCCTAATTCTCCAAATTCATCTACGATTTTACCAATACCATATAATAAAGCAGCGGCTGCTACTCTACCATTACTTAACATTAATTCAATAGTTGTTGTTATTTTTTTGAATGCCTTATTTGTACCATCTAAATCATCAACTAATGTTCCATATAATTCTTTAAATTCTTTTGATTGTGCTGCAAATTTACCTGCCTCAACTCTCATATTATTTAAAAAACCAGTAGCTTCATCAAATTTATTGGCCATCTCAGTTGTTAACATACCGGCATATGCAAGTTGTTCTTTTTCTTTTTCTATTGCTTTTATACTATTATCAATTTCAAAATTCTTTTTAATAATTGCATCGGTATCTTCTTTACTCAATAATGCCATATCTGAAATTAATGATACACCTGTTTGTAATGATTTGGATGCATTATTAAATGCATCTTGTCCAAACTGATGATTAATATCTTTTGCATATTCTGAAAATTTGTTTACAAACGATGTTGATGTTTTTAATTTTTTTGAAAAATCATCATATATTTTAGGCATTTCCTTTATTTTAGCAGATAAACTTTCAATTGATTCCAATCGTTGTTCTTCTAAAACATTTGTACTTTTTACAATGCCTCTATTTGCAATTAAATCTTTTCGTAATGCAGCTAATTTTTTTTGTTTTTCTTCAATTATTTCTTTTTGGACAGTATCTTCTTTAGTTAGATTTTTTTCTAATTTGTAAATATCTTCTAACAGATTTTTAATTCTTTTTACCGCATCTTCGTTTGGTAAAAATCCAGATGTATTAGAGGTGCTTTTTGCCATTTAGTTATAATAAATGATATTTTCTTAATTTTTTATTAAGTTCCTCAGTTTCATTTGCTACCTTTTTCATACTAGCAAGTACTTCAGGATGAACATCTGCTTTTTTAACCTTAGATAAAAATGCATCAGTTGCACCTTTTTGTAAAGATTTGAAAAAATTATCAACTAATGAAGTTAAAATTCCTTCATTTAGTTTTTCGTATTGTTTAGCCATATACATGATTTTATATAAATATCATATAAAACAAAAAGTTAGGAGTTTATCGTCTCCTAACTTTACTATTTGCTTTATTAATTTCTTCGTTTTCTTTTTTCTTTATCTCATATAATTGATTTGCGTACATCCTTCTAATATGAATCGGTAAACACCAAACATCAGAGAACGTAAATCCTCCACCACCTTGAAATACCAAAAAGAAAATTTCATCGTATAATTGTTTCTTATAATCAGTTGGAAGGGTAAAAAAAGTCGATTCCAAAAGGAATATCAAGTGCCTCCGTTTCACCCGTTATGTCTGATGTGAATTCAAATTTCATATCTAAATCCGGTGATATCTCTTTAATGTAACTTCTGAATGCTTTTACATCTTTTGCTAAGAATTGGTTTGATACCCATCCGTTTACATATCCTCTATCAGAATTATCATTAACAGAAACAATCATATATTTCAATCTTGTTGTAACTTCTGATGATACTGCCTTTCCTTTCGTTAATCTTTCTAATGCTTTGATTTCATTATTAATATCTTTTTCATCTTTGTGAGTAAGTAACTTAAACACAATTTTAGTTCCTGATGGTAATTCAAATGAATATCTATTTTCAGGACTTAGTAATGAAAAATCAATATCTTTAGTTTGAACAGCTGTTAAATCAATTGTAACTTTTTGTCTTTCACCACTAAAAGGATCTGTAATTTCAACATCATATCCAGGACCATATCCTAAAACTCTAGCAGCTAAGTATATTGCGTTTTTATCACCAACAACTAAATCATCCGAATTTACACCTTGTTGAACTACAATTGATTCTAATAACTTATCTAATACAATCCCTTTATTAATAAGGTTTCTATCAGCTAAAATATCCTCTTCTTTTGCAGTTAAATATTTAATTTCAACTTTACCACTACTTAATGGGTTTGATTGTGGATATACCTTACCTTCTGATGGTAGAGATATTACCTGTGTTGGGAAATCAAATCCTTTGTGTTGAATTTGTGGTGGTGTAGTTGGTGTTCCACCTCTTTGTATTTGTATGTTTTCTTCCATAATAACTTCTTTGTTTTATATAACTATTTATTTTTTATTTTTTTGGTTTTAAATCATCATCTGTTTGTGTAGTTGTATAACTCCACGTACTACCACTAGGATACCCATAGGCAGTTGATGTTGTTCCAAATCCAAATGGTGGATTAGCTATTGTTATAGAACCACTCCCAGGTGTTGTTGTAATTGTTGTACCATTAGTATCTCCACAATAAATTTCATACGGTCTATATGGATTTGTTGGAGCTGGTGTAATATGTGGTAATGTTTGTATTGGTGCAGTATTTGGAACTCCAAATGGAAATGATGATAATGTACTATCATCCTTTACTTCTGCTAATTTTTCTTTTAATAAATCCCATTGCTTTGGAGTGATATTAAATTCATGCACTCCTTCTGTAAATCCTTTTAACCAAATAACGAATTCTTTTGATGTCATAACTTATATATTTGTATATATAAATATAATGAAAATAAAAAAGGGAAACAAATAATGTCTCCCTTTTCTTTTTATATCTTTCTTTAGATTAGAATTCTAAGATTGCGTAATCGTAAGTAATTGTTAATGTAATTTCTACCGGATCACTCGTATTCCAGTTAAAATCACCAAACTCTGCATTACTAATAAACGCACCTACTAATTTCCATTGTTCAACTTTATCACCCACAGGTCCTAAAGCGTAGAAATCAATATTCTTTTTATAGAAATCTGCGTATCCATCTCTACCAGTAATAGATTCATGTGATGTTCTAATCCACTCCATTACTGATTGTGCACCACTCGGTACAATTGGATCGTACATAGTGATTGTAATGTCAGTCCAATTAGATTTACCCTTAATTTTTCTCTTTAAGTTGATATGATCTAATTCTACTACTTCACTTTCAATCTTTGGTCTGTTTGCCGATTTTACCATGAAAGATGGAATACCATCGATTTCCATAATAAAACGGTTTTGTAACTTAGGTTCAAAGTTTGTATAGAATATCTTATCAAATGATAATACGTCAGCCATTGTTTATTTCTCCTTTACTTATTATAAGTATATCTTTTTTTAATTATGCGTTAAAACTTGCCCCAGTTGGTAAAACATTGAAATCAATTTGAATGAATTCTGCAGTTTTAGTTGGTTGTAAGAAGATAGCACCTTTTAATATGTTTCTATCAATTACATCTGGAGTGTTGTTTGTATCATCCATTACAACTCTGAAAGCGTATAAACCTTGTCTTTGTTGAATAGATTCTAAATAAGGGTTAACTGTGTTTAAGAAGCTATTTCTTGTATCAGTAGTATTTTGTTCAAATATTAAGAAACGAGATGTAGATGCGATAAACTTCTTAACTGTGATTAACAATCTTCTTACGTTGATTCTATCTAATGCAGATGGTCTACTCTGTAAAGTTTTTTGTCCGAATGCACTAATACCTTGTCCAGGAAATTGTGCGATTGGATTTACTTTTGCTTCGTATAATTCATCTCTTTCAGCGTGTGTTAATCTATTTAATACAGCTGCTGCACCAATTACACCACCTCTATTCAAACCAGCTGGTGCGAACCACTCTGCTGCTGTTGCATCATTTGCTGCATAAACTCTAGGTAATAAAACTGAAGGTGGAACTGTAATTAATCTACCAGTATTAGTATCGATTGTTTTTAACCAAGGATAGTAAACTGCTGCATAGTTAGTATCTAATGATTCTGCAACTGCTGTTACATCACCAATTGATGCTTCTTGTCCTGCAGGATCCATAATATAAAAAGTATCTGCTCTATTTTCACAAATATCCATTGCGTATTGTGTTATCGCTGAGTGATTGTTATGATTAACACCCGGTAATACTAATAAGTTAATATCATACTCATCTGTGTTTGATAATGCATCTAAACATTTTTTGTATGCTATTGAACCACTTGCTGCAGAAGTTGATAAGTTAAATCCTTGAACATTTGTTGAACTAATATCTGCACCTTTATAAATTGGTGTTGCTGCACTCATACCATCAAATCCACCTTGAAATGCTACCGTAAATGTTCTATAAGAAATTTGAGCTGCACTTGCTAAAGATGTTAATGATAAACCAACTTGTGAATCTAAACCGAATGCAACATTTGCACCAGTCAAAGCACTTTCAGGTAATGGTTTTAAATAAATACTATTATCAGTATTTCCTTCTAAATCAATACCACTTGCATATACTGAAGAACTCAATGAAGCTGTTGTATAAGTAACTGCTGGAATTCTATTAGAAATTGTACTTGTTGTTGCAATTGGTAATGTATAAGCATCATGTCCGAATGGAACTGCTACAATTGGAGCTGCTCCATCAACTTCTACTCTTACATATTTAGATTTATTTGCCCAATCACCTAATTGTGTTACCTTTCCATCAGATGCAATTGTTGTATAACTATCACCGATTACTCTACCAATAAAATTAGTTGATGATGGATCTAAATTTACATTATTAAATTGCTCTAAAATTGTTTTTCTTTTATCTGTATCGTTAAAATCTCTTACAACTACGGTGAATGTTCCGAAATCAGAACCATTGATATCACCAGCTGCTTTAACATTACTAATTGTAATTTTAAATCTTGTATTTTCTACATTACCATCAGCTAAAGTATGAAACTTAACTAAATTAAATCTACTATCACCAATCAATTGAGATTGAATCCATGGTGTAGAAGCGTAAGTTGCATCATTTGTAAAGTCTTGATTTGCAATTACTGATGCTGTTACAGTTGTATTTGCATCAAATGTAATACCATGATTCTTAAATAAACCATATACATATGCTTTTTTAGAACCGAATGGTGATGTTCCGAATACATCTTCTATATCCATATTATCCGCTGGATCAACTGATGCACTATATTGTCCGATAATTGAACCTGAAATGAAGAAATCACCACTAGTATTTGTTGTTAATACTGTTCCGGTAAATCCTGCATTAGAAGCACTACTTGCATTAAATACAATACCAATTGATGCAGATACTGCACCACTTGTTGCTGTTAATATAATAGGAGCTGTTTCAGTATAACCACCGATACCTGCTACTCTACAAATAGTTACTAAACCAGTCTCTCTTAAATAGTTTTGAGCGGTTAATTCTGTGTAATATGTACCATCAGCTGCACCAAAGATGTCTTCTAACTCTGAAGGTGATGTGATGATTGTTGGTTTAAACGCTGGTCCTTGTTTGAAAGGTCCTACGATTGCTCCACCAATAGCTCCAACTCCTTGTGCTATGAATGATAAATCGTTTTCTCTTGTAAACACACCAGGTGATACTAATTTTTCAGCCATTTTATTGTTTCTCCTTATAAATTATGTTATAATATTCTAATATAAATATACAAACATTGTTGTAAAAATA